TGGTGCATCAGGAGCACTACCGCCAGCCCAATCTACGCTCGACGGGTATGTGACTGTTGAGCCGTTGCCTGTTAGTTGGAGAATAAAACCTACTGCATAGCCTGATATTGCACCACTAAATGTAAAAGTAGTGTTCCCTGACATAGTCAAACTGAACATGCCGCCAGCAGTTACATTACATGTTGGCGTTGTTCCTGATAAGGCATCATAATCTTCGCTTAAAGCACTATTTGTTAAAAACACACCTGATGTACCAATACTCATTTCTTGACCACCACCAGCAACAAACGCCATACCATCTGTGTTAAACTGAAAATAGGTATTGGTATCACCTTCATGGTACAATCTAGTAGCAAGATAAATATTATCGACTGCGTTTAAATTACCGTCAATGTTGACACCGCTGCTAGTCGTTTGGAACTTGGAACTCCCATTATTATATAAAGTTACTGCGCCACCATCTGCGGCATGGATCATATTGTTCCCGGCTGTATCTTCTAGGACAATATTGTTGTTACTTTGTATAAAAAGGTTTCCAGTATCATTGCTAATATAAGAGTTTGTAGCATCGTGATAAAGCTCAAGATCATCACTATTTCCTAGTTGAATTTTACTGTTATCATTTAATGATACGTCATGATTAAAGATAGCAGTCCCGGCATCTGACATATCTATTTGGAGTGCAGTAAAAACTGTACCATTATCATTGCCAACAAGTTTTATATCTGCATCTACAATAGCTGAGTATAGACCAAAATCATTACCACTCTTATATAATTGTCCAAATTGAGTGCCACCATCAAATAACTTTATGTCTGCACCATCAGCATCAAGGATAATGTCACCACCAACATCTATTGTAAGATTACCAGCATCGGATATTGTTGAACCGTTTATCGTTATGTCATCGACAGTAAGCGTCGTAAGAGTTCCAACCGAAGTGATGTTAGGTTGTGCCGCCGTTGTAACTGTGCCAGCGGTCGTTGCAGTTGCAGCGTTCCCGGAGGTCGATAGCTTGCCATCAAGCGCCGATTGCAAACCATCTATATTAGAGATTACATGATTATGACTGTCGTCGGCCACTGTAACCGATAGCGTAGCGTTGCCTAGATTAGTCAACGTTGCTGACCCGGAAGCATCGCCGGAGAGCGTGATCGTAGGATCGGACGTTGCAGTTGTGGTAATAGTTACGTCGCCAAGATCAGTTAATGTTCCCGAACCAGTAACAGCGCCGTCTAACGTTACAGTCGGACTGAGGTCTTGCGATGCAACCGCTAAGAAAACCGACGCGCTTCCCGAGAGATTTATAGCGCTGTCGGAATTATTACTTTCAGTCACCGACCGGGAAAGGGTGGTCCCACTGGCCGTATACGTGCCGGTTCCTATCTCCCAGTTTGTGCCATCCTCTATCACATAACGAACTGTGTCGCCGTTACTTACTCCAGCATCAGCGAAGGACTGATAGCCGTCCGCCGCTGACCCCAGAGTTATCGTTCCAGTCCCGGTTGTGGAGGTCGTCATCTTTGCGCGATTAACAAATTTAACCATATTATGCGCTCCTTAATCAGCTATGAATTATGAAGGGTCAGGAATGCCGATTGTGAATGACGCTAAAGTAAACGTGTTACCTGATGTAACTGACTGAGACGCTGACAAAGCGCCGGTCGCTAATAACCGGGTGTTCGTTACGTCGCTGATGGCATAGTGAGTTGCGGTTCCCGTACCTGTTATGGAACCGTCACTGATTGCCGCGACAGTCACTTCACGACCGCCTCCAGAGCGATCCGCCGGAGCGCCAATGCTCAACGAGGTTGAGTTGCCTAATGTGTGTGTAGACGTCGCGCTGGCATATGTTGTCGCTTCCTGAGAAGTCACATCAATACGCGTTGCCTCGGTGTCTAAAACTGTCAATCCGTTATCAAAAACTCGATCGTTCAAAGTAGCCATGATATATCTCCAATGCTAAGGCTTTCTCGCTGTATTTTACCACACGCGAGAGGGTTAGAAAAATTTGTTTTTTTGATTAAAATGCTAATCCGGCTTAGTCGGAAAGCTTACATTCGAGGGATCGGAAACAGTTCCCGGTAAGTCCCTCAAATTCTGTCGATAGGTTGCCCATTCTGTTTTTTTACTGTCGGTCAATGGACTGTCCGGGGATTGCGTCCAGTCGCTTTCGGACAATAAAATATTTCGTCTTGTTCGCAAATCAGCGAATGCAATTTCATTATTATAATTATTTATTTCAGTTTCAGACGGCGTTGATAAAGTGCCACCGACGCAAGTTGATAATATGCTTTGCTTGCCCTCAACAGAATATCCGCCGTCCGGGATCATTGGTGCAAGGCTTTCTTGAGAACAAGTAACTGTTCCAAAAAATGCTCCATTTGAAGTATAAATTGTATAATCCATTTTTAACCTGACAGAATTAAAGCTGCTACCCTTCCTTGTGAACCGCCACTACCACTATCATTACCACGAAGTTGTATGGAAAAGCCTATAGAACCACTTGTTGAAGTTGTTGTTCCAGTGCTTATTACTGGATAAAATCTTCTTAAAGCCGATATAGTAATACTGCCTTCTTTTGCATTTACATCTTGAGTTGCAGTGCTATCCAACGATACATTTGAAGCAGTAGGAGTTACTACCAAATACGGACTAGCGACGTTGTTAGCGTGCCCACCGACACTTGCAATACAGACTATTGTTGCTCCAGTTTTTACTCCACTAAATGATACGGATACTGTTGCTGCCGTACCATTTCTAGTAAGACTGTTACTAAAAGTAGTAGTATTTGCCTGACCTAACGCTGGAAATCGGTCAACGTCTAAAGTTCCAGCGGTAATCGATGAAGCGTTAAGGTTTGAAACCGTGATATTGCTGGCGTCTAATGTGCCGGTGTTAATCTTGCTTGCCGAGAGATCGCTTATCTTCGCATTAGTAATAATAGCGTCGGTAATCTGAGCTGCTGAAGTTATAATCCCAGAAGTTGCCAATAGACCGCCGGTTATCGTGTTCGCCGTAATTTTATCGCCAGTAATCACACCGGCCGCTATTGCATTTGCTCCGATTGCGTTTGCGCTTATCTTGGCCGACGTTACGCTATTGCTTGCGAGCTTAGCCTCACTAATAACGCCGCTTGGAATTTGCGAAGCTGCGATCGATCCTTGAAGCTCATTAAAATTAGATACGCCTCCATCAGCAACGATAGCGGCCCAGCTCGAGCCGTTCCAATGGTAAAGCTTATTGTCGCTCGTTAAAAATACTTGTTGCCCGGTAAAGTCTCCCGAGGAGGGGAGCGAGCTTACTGGCTCAATAACATCTAGCCCAGCATCAATAAAGATTTGTCGAATACCGTTCTCGAAATCAGGATCGTCTAAATATGTCGTCGTCGCGGAGACGCCGGACGAGAACGCTGACTTATTGTTTGAAAAATCAACAGACTTTAAAAAATAATACTTAGTTTGATTAAGACCTAAGTTTGTTCGCGTAAATGAACTTCCAGAACTCGTTCCGACAAGCGAAGCGCCTGAGCTAGTGTTTGAGCTGTTCTCGTATATCTCAACAAAATTTAAGTCGCTGTCGGCCGGGTTTGTCCATTTGATATCGATATATTTAAAGCCACCAACAGCGCTTATAGATGTAGGCAATCCGGGAGCCGTTACATCGCCGCCGCCGGTGAATGTTACACTAGCAAACGCGCCTTGACGTCCATCCGTTGTAATCGCTCGAACTCTCAACGTGTACTCAGTGCCGTCGATTAGAGGAGAAAGCTCGATCGAGGTTTCCGGCGTTGTAGTCGAGTTGTAGTTGCTGTCGGCTGTCGGCTTCCATTGTATTTCATAGTGATTAACAAAAACGTTTGAGGGAGCTGTCCAGCTTAGGATTACGCTATTGATAAACGTTCCGTCGCCTTGAGTAGAACCGCCGCCGCTTGCTGTAAGATTGTTTATTGTTAAGCCAGCTCCCGGGTCCGCTAATGTAGTATTATTACTAGTAAAGTCGCTTTCCTCAGCGTTCCAATCGTAAGCCGCTGAGCTTGTCTCTCGTAATGTTAAATTGACTTTCTGACTTGCGTTCTCACCATCGTTAAAAAACTTCCAGCCTACGACCTCAAACTCTTTAGCAGAAAATCCATATCTCGAATTTGTAATTGCAACGACGTCGCCGACCTCAACATCGAACGCCCGAAGACTAAAGTCCGCTGACAGTGTAAGCTGTTCCCGGGAGCGAAATAGAGTTAGCTTTGCTAATCTCTGAGCCATCGTTTTTGAAGTTGTAAACGGAAGCGGTAAATCGATCGCGCTTTCGATATTGTTATCGTCGCTTATAAAAGTCGTTGATCTAACTTCCGGGTAGTCTGTAGAGATATAATCTGAGCTTGCATCGTTAAACGTACCGCGAACGACGTTAAAATTATTCCGGCGAGAATGTTTAGTCTCGAGCGTTATAGGGCCGCGAAAGTCGTCCATTGTAAACGTCTCGACTGAGGCGTTGTAATCCCCGGCTTTAAGATGCCACTTGCCTTGACCCCAGAATAGCGATCCCTGACAGGACGTCATTAGGTCCGCGAGAATATCTCCCGGCGCTCGATCGAGTGAGATAACACCGTGACATTCATATCTTTTTTCAGTTCCGCCAGCGCTTAGACTAACTGTTTCATCACATACGTTAGCCGCCGTCGAAAAGGTCGTCTCATTAATATCGCCCGAGCTATCGAGGCCATACTTTGAAATTAAGTAATCTCGAACACATAACGCTGAGTTGCTGGAATAAGCGGTCGTAGAGTTGCGAGGATCAAAAACCTTTTTGCCTTTTACTCTTGTTGTAAATAATGGAACGCCTTGAGCGAAGACGTTTTGATCGTATTCCATGCGAACATAAAAACACGCTATTCCCTGACCGCGAAAGTTTGTATCGTCGCCAGTTTGTTTATTTGCCCAGTTAGGCCCATCAGTCAAAGCGTTTAAAGTTGTGTAAACGTTTTGAGTAGGGGAGCCGGTAAACTCTTTGATTAAAATTTTCTTATTACCGTCAGCGTCAGAATAATCTGTTTCAGTTACAAACCCGGAGCTATCGAGAGTAACCGCCTCGTCGTTGATATAAAATTGCTCAAACGAATTTATTTCGTGTCCAGCAACAGTAATAATCATATGTAAATATTCGTTATCAGTCCCGGTTGCTTCCATGTAAGTAATGACGCCGCCTTTGCGGATTTCGCCATATACTGCATCTTGTACGCCGGTCGCGTCTCGAGTGTTTACGAGCAATCCTCGAGAACCCGTCGAGCCAAAATTTGGCCGAGGCATCAACGCATTGATCGCCCAGCTTGCGACTAAGGTAACGCCGATATACGTGGCTGTAAGAGCTAAGAAAGCCGCCGTCCCACCAACCGCCATTGCTCCCGGGAAAAGAAACGCCGCAATTGAAGGAACGCGAGGAGCTGTCTCCCATCGCTTATGACGCATTACATTAAATGGTTGCTCGAGGCTGTCTTTCATTCTTTAATCCATGCGTTCTCAATCCTCGCAATGCGAAGAAAGCTTAGTTTGTCTTTGCCAAGAAACGCCGCCTTGTTTCCGAGCGATATTCCTAGAGCCTTGTTTATATCCCAGATATTTAATCCCGGAGCTGTCACTAGCGCCCCTCGAGGAGCAACGCCCTCAATTCTTTTTAGCTTGCTGTCGAGCGCTTCCTCAAGCGAGTTAAATCCAAACGTCTTAATAAGCTCAGGCTTTCGCATATATAAACCGCCGGAGATATACTTCCCGGTCCAATCGTCGGCCCAGCCTTGTCCATACATTCTGCGAAAAGCTTCATTTGTGAACTGAAAACAGTCGTGAACGTGCCACATAAAAGCATCGTTGCGAACTTCATCGATGTATTCATTCAGCGCTCTATAATCATTCATCGACTGTCGATCGGCCCCAAGGGATTTGTTTATCAGCGAGCCGAGCGACCCATTTGAAAAATGTATCGTCGGAGCTTGAATAACCTTCCGTTGCAATTGTCGCTTGGTGACTTTGATCGGTATACCGGCGAACGTTTGGCCGCTCGAGCGTAATCAATCTACTCTCAACGCTCATTGTAATGCTCGAAGTTCCGCCGTCGTCTAGGATTGTCATTTGATCCATAAAGCCGCTAAAGACCTCGACCACTGAAGAAACGCCAAGCACTCCCCAATATATCCGACAGAGGCGACCTTGATAATCATTTGTCAACGCATATGAAACGATCGAGCTGTCTAGGCCTGAGAGCGTTAAGTTTGTCCCTATAGCAGTAAGATCGCCAGTCTCCTCAAGCCCTTGTATTTCGAGGAGGTTCCCGGTTCCAGTGTAAGTATTTGAGTTAATCGTCCGATCGCCTATGCCAGTCCATAGCCTTACAGTTGTTCCCTCGAACTGTAGCTCGACGGCGTAATATGGCTCAATATCTTTTAAGTCGCCGGTCGGATCGCCGCCGTCATAAAGAGCATTAAGAAGTGTACTATCGATCGTTCTCATATTGCCTCGACCGCTCCAAACGTAATCCCATAAACAGCGAGATTGTTGACGCTCCAGCTCGCCTCATTACTCGACAATCTAAAAGCGCCGACCGGGGAGCTAAGATCAGCGGCAACGCCGGAAGCGTCAGCTCTTAAAGACGGCCAAATCTCAAGAGTTCCTGAGCCAGAGCTATCCTCGAGGACTTTGTAAAGCCGCGCTTGTGACGTTGTACCTAACTGAAAATAATCACCAGCTAACAAGGTTCCTGATTTTGCGACTGTAACCGATCGATCGCCAGCGGACCCGGTAATTGTAGCAGCGCTCGCTGTGCCTCGCGGAGAGTTGCGAAATGGGTTTCCGAGGAGGAATGTGCCAAACTGACCCCTTAACGCTGTCAGCCAAGCGCTCC